CGCGTACAGTCCAGCCTCAACCGACACACGTTGCAGCGCCTCAGTGTGCTCGCGACCCATCTTGTCGAGCGCTTGCTGGAGGGGCGGTAGTACGCGCTGCACTTCGCCGTGGGCAATCTCACGCACGCGAGCTTCTGAGAGGCCCGGCGGTACGGGTGCCGGCTCATCAATGGGTGGGAACGGCGAGCCGCGACGAACGCGCGTCGGGGCCATGGGCTCCGCCAGTGGTTCAGAGAAGCCGAGGGGGTCGCCTAGGCGCGCGGCGATACGCCCCGCCACACGTTCCCCCGCGCGAGGGTCCTTGATCGCCACAAGGTAAATACTGATCAAGTCCGCATCGTTGGCCGTTTCCGCCATGACGTTTGAGAGGCCGCATAGCTCGGCTAGGTCGCGCAGCTTGCCGCGCACGAGCGGTGAAACCGTAGCACCCATACCCATGTAAGGCGCGAGAATTTTTATATTCATCGCGGCGTCGCGGATGGCTGAGAGCGAGGCGGACATGAGAGTGAACCTTTAAAGCGTTTATGTGTGCGGGCGGGTAAGGGTGAGTTACTCAGGCTCAGTTTCGAGCGCTTCGCATACCATTTCCCCGACGCATTCGGGAACCGGGCAATTCAGGTGCGAATGCGGCTCGATTTGTTTTTTGGTCACGCGCGCGAGGAAACCGCAGACCGGGCATTCCAGCTTCAGGAGGGCGGTTGTCTGTTTCTTCCGCGCGGACGACTGATCGCCCGTGATCGCGCCGTATGGCATGGGTCCGAGCTTGTCGATGATCGGCAGCGCCCACTTGTACCACGCCTCGCCCGCAACCGTAGCCGTCGCCTTGCCCATGAGGCCCAAGGACGTCGCCACGCGCTTGAAATGCTGATTGTGGCCCGCGTCCAGGCCCACGGCCGCGTGAACGAGTTCGTGCGTCAGTACGTCACAGATGCGCGCTTCGCCGTCCAGCGTGGGTTTGATGAAGATTTCAAAGTGCCCGTCATCGGACGCGCTATCGCTCCAGCACTCGCCAATGCGCGAGCCTTTGAGCCCGCGCGACGTGAAGCCAACGGCCACACGAACGTTAGAGGGGAGCGGCGCGTTGACGCGTTCGAAGTGCGGGCGCGCGGCCTCGATGAAAGCGTTGAGGTATTCTTCGCGGGTTTGGTACGTCATGGCGTGAGTGTCCTTTAAAGGTGCGTTTGAGCTAGTTACGGATTACGAGTTTAGCGTGTCCGGTATCGTCCCGGTATTCCAATTCCCAAGTTTTGCGCTCGCTGTACCGCACCGCGCTCAACATGCCGTCGAGTAGGTTGATGAAGTTTTTACCGTACCATTCTTTGTGGTCTAAGCCCGCGAATTGCTCTTTGAAAAAGCCATCCGCAAACTCGTAAGCCATGACGGCCGTAGCTTGCGCCGTCGCGACGAGTTTTCCGTTCCACTCAAAAGTAAGGGTGAATTGCATGTGTGTATCTCCTTGCCTCACGCCCTTTTAAAGCCTCCAGCGCCGAACGCAAGCCCTATTTTTAAAGTATGTCGGGAAGCGTCCCGCCCTTGCTCCCGGTGCGCGGCTTGTACGGCTTAGGATCGACGTACTTGTTCCGCCCTGCCGGTATCTCGCAGTCGCTCTCGCGCGTGAGCACATAGTGAGCTTGCACGCTCACCCGTGACCACGTCCCCATAGCCAGTATGTTCTCCGCCTCCCGCAGCACGCGCGCATGTACCCGCCGCATCCATGCGTGGTTCTCTGACGTCCAGTACATCGCGCGCCCGCCAGTGGCGACGCGTGCATCCCACATGGCCGTCAACCCGTCATCTTGGATCAGGTACACATCAAGCGCCTTCTGATCGCGCCCGCCCTCGCGCCAATCAATCATCAGGTATCTACCCGTCGCCGCGTCCAGCACATACGCGTCGCAATGCAGTATCGAGGTACGAGCCATATCGTCATACAGCTTGCCAGTAATCCACGGGCGATTTTGGAAGCGTGGTCTATGTTTGGAGGGGGTTTCCATGGGATTTGGGTCCGGATTTACAGGGAAAGATGTTGGAGGGTCCGATTGTTTACCTGAAATCGACGGAAAAGCAACGCTTGAAATGTGCTGATTTTCCAATGGGTTGACACTTTTAGATTTGAAAATAGGGCGTTTTTGAGGGCGCGACCTCCCTTATATGTGTATTTCTAAACACACGCGTATCTCTCCCCCTCTCTATATACAACTATATAAGGGGTTGTTTGGCATATATATACTTATATACATATAGAGGCTTTCGGTTTGAGGCGAATAATTTACTATTTTTTCCCGTGTTTTTTACTAGTACTGAGTAAATTACTCGATTTTGAGGGTCGCTTTGCCCAAACAATGGCATTTAAAGTTGAAATGGCGGCAAAATCGAATTGTAAAACTGATCCGAGTAATTTACTTCAGAGTATATTACTCCAAAACTAAGTAAATTACTCGGAAATAAATTACTAAGCACGGGCAGGCAGGGTACACGTACGCGTATATTACTTGCATCTCGCGTTGAGTATTATACTCTCAAGTACTAAAGCGCTTTAAAGCTCATGTACTTAAGTAAATAATATACTTTAAAGTAAATTACTCAAGGATAAAATACTTAGGACCTTTAAAGCTCCTCGGATATACTTAGGCCACCGGGTCGATCGGCAGGAGGGGGTGCGTATAGACTTGGGTACCACCGCACCAAAATTTTTCAATTTTTAAGAAGTACCCATAGTAAATTACTTTGCAGAAAGTACTCATAGTAATTTACTTTGCAGAGTAATTTACTTGCACAGAAGTACCATACCCGGCACCGAAGTCTGAAAAATTATTTTGTAAAAATAAACCATATAAAATAGTACATGTACTTAACCCACGCCCAGCCACCACGTACTCAAGTCACAAAATAAACCGATCCGACCCCAGAAATTACCCGTTGACATGGCTGAACCGACGCAAGCTATAAAGGCGCTCGGAGCTTCGCCATGCGCAACGAAATGACCCTCGTGGCCCTAGAGCGCGAACTGCAAGGCAACTGCGGAGATGAACTGGCCGCAGCGCAGGCCGTCGGCGTCTCGCTGATGTTCGTGAACCAGTGGGCCAAGGACGATGAGAAGGTGGCCGAACGACTGCGCGAGGCGTCACGCCTGGGCGCGCAAGGGCTGCTATCTGCCGCGATCCAGCGCGGAGTGCATGGCGTACGTAGGGGCGTCTATCACAAGGGCGAGCGGGTGGACGAGGAAATCGTGTACTCGGATAGCCTACTCACGACGCTTTTAAAGGCGAAACTGCCCGAGTTCGCGACCGACCGGGAGAGTTCCTCTGTCAACGTGCAAGTCAACGTGGCGAACCTCATGCCGCGCGCGTCGTCGTACGACGAGTGGCTGGTGATGAAGCAGCAGACGCTAGCCCCGGCGTTGCCCCCGCCTGATACAAGCGACGCGATAGAGGCGGAGTACGTGGAAGTTAAGCCGTTTGCGGGGATCGAGCTATGAACATACTTAACGTACTTCTGGCAATCGTGGTGATCATTTACGGCCTAGCCGGGATGCGGGTGATCTGGAGGGGCTGGTGAAAGTCGTATACAAGTGCCGCTGCATGGCGACGGAGAAGGCAATCGACGTGACGCCACGCCCGCAAGGCGGCGACCTACTCATGTGGACTGAGTACGTGATGATGGGGACGATCGCGGTCGACCACCACGCCGAGCACCCGACATGCTACGCGACTCACATGGAGTACGCGAAAATTCCGGTCGAGGAAGGCGCGGAGGGCGTCGGCATGGCACCCCGCCTCGATAGCTGATGATATCCCCGTCGCGCAGCTTACTTTCGCCGGGCGCGGAGCGCCTTTTGCGGCTACTCACCCCGCAGCCTGTGCGCGTGAGTTTGCGAGAGGGGGCGTCCTCCGTCGTCAAAGAACTGGAACTTCTAGGCTTGGTAGAAGTACGTTTTTCTTGCGATGACTGCGCTATTAGCCTTACGCGTGAGGGCGGCCGGTTTAGCCGTCAGGTTAACTGATGGCCGACGGCGCGGGTATAGGACATAACGGCGGACCCCCGCTATGGGAGCCGCAGCCGGGGCCGCAATCTCTGGCCGTCGCGGCGCAGTTCGTCACGGAACTTATGTTCGGCGGCGCGCGGGGTGGCGGTAAGTCCGACTATCTGCTTGGCGACTTCCTGCAAGATATTGATCTGGGGGAGAAGTGGAAGGGTATTATCTTCCGCCGGTCGCACCCAGAACTCGAAGAACTGATCTCGCGTGCGAAAGAGATATATTCCGCGTATGGGGCGACCTATAAAGTAGCAGACCGGACCTTCGTGTTCCCAAGTGGCGCTACTTTAAAGATGCGCCATGTCGATACTGAAAGCGACTGCGACAAGTACCAAGGCCACCAGTACACATGGATCGGTTGGGATGAGCTAACTAACTGGCCGAACCTCAATTCATACAAGAAACTGAAGGCGTGCTTGCGTTCGGCGGCCGAGGACGTCAAGTTCAAGCGTATCCGCTGCTCTGCGAACCCAGGCGGTGTCGGCCACCACTCTGTAAAACAGTACTTTGTTGATCCGGCCCCGCAAGGGATGGAGTTGCTGGAGAGCGAAGTCCCGGTCAAGCTGCCGAACGGGCAAGAGTACGTTGAAAAGACCACGCGGATGTTTATTCCGTCGAAGGTCAACGATAATAAAATACTCATGCGGAACGATCCGGGCTACATCGCCCGCCTGCATGAGATCGGCTCGCCGGAACTGGTGCGCGCGTGGCTGGAAGGGGATTGGAGCGTCATAACCGGCGCGTATTTCCCCGAGTTTAGCCTCGAAAAGCACGTAATAAAGCCTTTTAAATTGCCTGCACATTGGGTTCGCTTCCGGTCGATGGACTGGGGTTCGGCGACGCCGTTCTGCGTACTCTGGCACGCCGTTGTATCGGAGGCGTACGAGTTACCCGACGGGCGCTACTTGCCTTCCGGGGCCATCGTGACGTACCGCGAGCTATACGGCTGGAACGGGACGCCGAACGTGGGCCTACGTTGGCCGGCGAACCGGGTGGCGCAGGAGATTTTGCGCGCCGAGGCGGGCGATACAATTACGTACGGCGTTATCGACCCCTCTGCATACTCGAACCAATCAGGCCCGTCGCACGCCGAGCGTATGGCGGTTGAGGGCGTACTCTTCCGCAAGGCGGATAACAACCGTATTGGCGGCTGGGATATGGTTCGCGACCGGCTGTGCGGGATCGAGGGCGATAGCGGTAGCAACTACGGCGTCGGGCAACCGATGTGGTACGCGTTTTCGACGTGCGTGCATATCATTCGTACCCTCCCGGCCCTCCAGCACGACCTGAATGACCCGGAGGATTGCGACACGGACGGCGAAGACCACGCCCCGGATACCCTCCGTTACGGCTTCATGTCGCGCCCCTGGAGGCGGCCAAAACCAGCAACCTCTAAAGAACCCAAGGTCAAGCTCTTGCAAACCGCTACCATGAATGATCTATGGTCGGCTCACGAGCTTGATAACGACTATCTCGCCGAGGACCGCTCCACATGGTAAAGAACGCTGTCGGGCCTGACGCGCAGGTCGCGTACTGGACTGGCGAGATCAGCCGGGCCAAAAAGCGTTTCCGTACGTTTTGGAACGACGGCGACGGGGTTGTCGACGCGTATCGGCTCCAGAAGGCGGACGGCGAGAACGCCAATGCGAAAGACAAGTACAATATCCTGTATTCGTCCACGGAGACGATCCGTCCGAACCTGTACGCGCAGACGCCGAAACCCCGCGTTGAGCTTCGTTCGAAAGACACTGCGTCCGATACGGCCCGTGCGGCGGCATTCTTGCTTGAAGGTTGTTTAAAGTACCTCATCGACGTCGAAGACTTTGACGAGCTAATGGACGCGACCGTCGAGGATTTCTTACTCCCTGGCCTGGGTACGGGCTGGGTTCGGTACGAGGCGAGGTTCAGCGATGCGGCGGACAACAAGCCGTCCGAACTGCTCGATGAGATGGTTAAAATCGACTACGTGTACTGGCAGGACTTCCTGACCGGCGTTGCGCGTACGTGGAAGACGACGCCGTGGGTCGCTCGCCGGCTGTGGATCAACAAGAAAGACGCGACGAAGCGTTTCGGCCCAGATAAGGCCGCAAAACTCAACTACACGCAGCGCGAAGGTCAAGCGCGCGACATGGACAACCCGTCCGATACGGCGGAGGCGTGGGAAATCTGGGACAAGCAATCCCGCACCGCGTACTGGTTTGCGGACGGCCTGGACGAACTTCTGGACGCCAAACCTGATCCTTTAAAGCTCAAGGACTTTTTC